TTAGAGCTTGTATAATAATATTTTTGAACCCAAATATTGTATATAGTTCTATATCCCTTAGCTGTTCCTTTATTGTTCATTTCAAACAGCTTCATCCAGCTTGAAGGGGGTATCATTATTCTTCCTCTCTTTCTTTAATCCTACCCATACAGCTATATCAGTAGTGCTATGAAGCAACCACAATATAACTAAAGTTGTTAATCCTATGCTTAATGTTTGTAATTCAGCACTCATTATTCTTCTTCCTCTGCTTTCTGAATTAATTTATATGCCTCATCTTCAGTAATGTTATATCTATGTGCTACTACCTCTACCAAATAATCATCTGCGTAATTTAAAGTAGAAGTAAATTCAACATAAGCTCCATTAATTGTGACTTCAGGTTCAGGCATTTCCGAGTAGTAATCATTTAAAGCCATATCTTCCGATATGTTTAAGTCATACTTTTCTTTTAGTTTTTTAACTTTCATTATTTATTCCTCTCTTTCTTTAAAATGGTGGGTCTTCTACTGGTTCTGCTGACCCTTCTCTTGCTTGGTCATATATCATTTCTGACTTTTCTGCTTCTTTATACAAGAACTCTAGCTTTTCTATTAACTGCTTCTTATGGTATTTGCTTTCGTTGTATCTCATAAGTTGTGTATCAGACCAAAACTTTATACCAATTTTCTTTGTTCTTTCTAGTTTTTCTAACTCATATTTTGTATCAGCAATCAATCTCTCTAATAAGTCATAGCTATCTACATATCCCATACCAAAATAACTTCTACCTCTATTCAGTTTGTTATGTGTCTCTTCCATAGCTTTAACTATTGGTTTATGTTCCATTATTCCTCAATTCCTATTCCGAGAAATTCTAAGCAATATGGACACCAAATGTATTCATTAGTGAATTGATTGATGTCGTGTAGTTCATCACACATTATTCTTCCTCGCTGTAACTAACTTTAATCATATCTTCATACTTCCAATTAGTCGCTAATCCCATTTGATTGCAGTATTCAGGATATTCAAATCCTCTTTCAGCGTCTTGGTCGTGTTGTTTCATAATTTGATACAATTTTGTTAATTGTTTTTTAGTCATTATCTTGCAACACTCATTAAAAATTAATTCCCAACCATAATTTGTATATCTAACAGCTTCTAATCTTTTAGATATTCCTGCTTGTTCCTCATATTCATTAATTAGTTCTAAAATATTATCAATATTTTTATTAACAATATCCGTTACTTTGTCGCTGTACTTGTTCTCTGCTAATCTGTTAATTAAATTAACTATATTGATTTGTTGTCCCTCATACAACTCATCAAATTCGTTTTTAATTGTTATGTTTTTCATTATTTATTCCTTTTCTACTAGTTTTAGTTTTACTGAATCGCTATTAATTATGTGTTGTCCTAATCCATTCTCTTCAACCCATTGGTATATGTGGTCTAGTGCTGAATAAGTATCTCCACAATCTTCAGTAATTATGTCTATCGTTAATCTTTCAATTAAATCAGCCATTATTTATTCCTCTCTTCTTCATCTGCAATCTCTTCAAACTTTACATCTTCCATAGCAGGTAGCAACATATCTATATCTTTAGCTCTAAACTGATACCATTTGTTGCCCTCATCATCTTTAAAATATGTAATCATTTGTTCCTCTACATCTTTGTAGCTAGATGTTTAGCCCAACTACTAAGCACTTGTTCTCTTAGGTCTAACATATCTTTGTTATCCCCTGTATACTCTAAGATGTCAAACTGTTCTCTATAAGGTATAGTTACTTGCTCGTTCTTAAATGTATACTTATCTTCTTGTTTATCTTTTGTTAATCTCATATTACACTAATACTAATCTGTTAATTCATCTTGTCAAGGTTATTTAAAATAAATATCTTGACTAAAACTTTAGATTATAAATCTATACTTTTACTTTAGATTTTTTAAGACCAAAAAAAAACACCCCCAACTTAATGGGGGCGTTCTTCGTACTAGAAAGGGGGACTTTCTAATATGTTAATCTTTATGTGTCGTTTACTTCTACACTACAAGAATAATCTATACCACTTTGGTATTCTTCTTTATAATGTTCTAATACTTCTTTTTTACTGTTACCACTAACAATAAAATCTTTTGTTACCGATACAATGTATTCTTTTGGTTCCATATATTTTGTTTCCTTCCAATATGTTAATCTTTATAGATAGCTTAGTATCACATTAGTCTACAATGTAGTTCCCAACTCAATGGTTAAAATGTGATACTAAGCTACCTACTTTCAGTCGTTAGGTGCAACAGGGCAAGTCTTACCTAACTCTTACTTATAGATAGCTCAGTACCACATCAACCTACAATCAAGCGACATAGGTAACTCGTTAGAGTACATATCTTTAAATATGTTTTGCACGATTGCAGTATTGTACCTATCTCATCAATGTGATACTAAGCTACCTACTTTCAATACTTTCAACAATATCGGTACTGTTAATACTTTCAACATTGTCGGTATTTACTTATAGATAGCTTTAATATTTACCCCTTTTTGTTAATCAATTTATTATTTTTATTGATATATTCTACTGTTAAAAATGGTGCATTAAATTCTTTAATAGCTTTCTTAATGCCTTTACCTTTAACAGTAATTAATTCACTACCTTTATTTGTAGTAAATTTATAATCATATCTTTTCATATATTCCCCTTTCTATTTATATCTTTTATAAATAGTATTGTGTCCACCTTTACAATGGACACTATACTAATTACTTAATATATCTACTAGAACATACTTGGAAACTCAACTGTTGACTGATAGTTTTCTAGCTGTTCTAATATATCTTTTATTTCTGATAGTTGTTCTATGCAATATTCTAACTGTTGAAACTTTTCTGTGTTTTCAAGATTAGTTCCATTCATATTGTCCATCCAAGATTCAATTTCTTCATATAAAGAATCAACTTCCTCTTTGCTGTCAATACAGTTGGTAATTGCGTCTTCCAACCTATCGCTTCTACTCTTATGCTTTCTAAGTTCTTTACGAATTTGTAATGGCTTAACAGTATTAAACAAGTCAGTTAGTTGTCTATCACTAACTGTTAGGACTCCCTCTGTCATTACTGCACTACTAGGCAGAGTAATCTCCACAGGAGGTCTGACTCGTCTTGGTCGTCTTGGTCGGTTATTCATAGTTTCCCCTTTCAAGAATATCTTTTTGATACTCTCTAAGAACAGGTAAGGCCTGTTTGTTATAACGTTGGTACGTTAATTATTAATTTGCTTTTTAGTTCTTGTAACTTCTCATTAAAAGTCTCTGTGTTGACTCTCTTTGATTTGTCTCTGTCTATCCAATTAAGGTGTTTGCCTGTTGTGTTGCCCCAAATGTTCTCTCTGATAACTAGTTCAGAGGTTGGGTGTTCAAACGCTACAAGCGTCTCATAACTAAAATAATATTTTATTCTATTTATGTCCGTAAAGACGAGAGCATTCACGCCATAATTATTACTTGAATAATTTCCGTAACTCTCAAATTTTACGACTGTATTATCTAATGCACTATTACTTATAAACATATTGCCTACTTTCTTTAAGTGCCTGACCTGTTCTTACAAAGTATCTGATACCCTCTTTAAACTGCTCGGAACGATTAATTTATTTATCTTTCATTATTTATTTAAATTATCTAAGACTGCTTGACCAAAAAATGCTTTTATACATTCTTCAGTTAAGAATTTTATATTTTTTTCCTTTTCTTTAATGAATTTATTTAATATCGTTTTTTCTAATTCTCTAAAATCAGCTTCATTATCTAGATAACTATATATTTTATCTAAAGTATTGCTAACTTCTTCAACTTCTTTTGATATTTCTTCTTTAAGTTCTGCTATAAACATAGTCCCCTCTTTTCTGTCCCAAACAGTTTAAAGGGGGTATCATATTTTTATTACCACTTTACGACTATTTAAGGACTTTATTCATTCCTGCTCTTTTTGGTGAGGGTGGCTCGGTCTATCGTTCCCTCAGATACTTCCCTTTTATTATGGGTTGAAGTTCTAATTTCCCCTTTTAGTTCTTCGCCTTCTTTTATAAGTCCTCAAGTATATTACCTAACTGTATTGAAACTTATAATATAAGGATAGCAGATTAATAATATTTGTCAAGTCTATTTGATAATTATTTTATTTAAATAATGGTGGGGGGTTGGTTATCAATTCGCACCATATCCCCTACATAACTACTCATATTATCTACACTTTGAAACATACATAATCTAACTAATTACACTTAGATAATATAACTATACAAACTTAGGAATAAGGCAATTAAAACAAATGCAAATATCAATCTGACGCTATATTATTAGTATTGTATGAACTCTTTATTTATGGATAACAAACTGTAATAAAAACAGTTACTTTACTGTAATAGTTTTAGTTGATTTACTACAATTACTAGGTGAACTATCACAGTAGTACTGATTGTTGTTTATCTGTTTTAAAGTGTTCTCACACTCTTTACATTTCTTCAATATATTGTATTCTAGTTGGGGTTTCTGAATAGCAGGCATTAATGGCAATAGAGTTGCGAAAAGATTTAATTTTTATTTTTCAAAAGACCTTGGGTAGTTCACTTGTCTGTTCTAGTTGGGCAGGGTCTCCCCTGGTGAACCTTTTGTACTCCTGATGTCCTCTTTACCTGTATCTTTCTATGTAATAAAAATATTTTAATTAACTATATCACAAGTTGAATAATTTACAAGTATGTGTGTATAATGAAATTACATTGAGGTTCCCCTTTCAATGTATCAAGGAAAAATTCCCTGTTTATCGCCCTAGCTAGTCTAGGGTGTCTAAAATGGGAAAGTAGGGTGTTAAACCAAAGGTACTGGAACTCGCAAGAGCAAAAGTACCTCCCTACAAAAAATAATTTTTTTGCCTACGGCAAAACTATAAGGTATATATAATACAAAAATGATTCCTTTCCCAGAAAAGAAATATAATATTATCTATGCTGACCCACCTTGGTCTTATAAAGGCAAAATGATGAATAGTAGCATAACAGACCATTATTCTGTTTTGACTATTGAGCAGATAATTAAACTTCCTGTAAAAGATATTGCAGATGATAATTGTATTCTATTTATGTGGGTTACTTCTTTAAAACTAAATGAATTTATGAAAATTGTTGAAAACTGGGGTTTTGAATATAAAACTGTTGCTTTTACTTGGGTAAAGAAAAATAAAAAATCAGATAGTTTTTTTATGGGTTTAGGTAGGTGGACTAGAGCTAATCCTGAATTTTGTATATTAGCAACTAAGGGAAAAATTAAAAGATTAAGAGCTGACATAAGACAACTTCAAATACATAAAATTGAGGAACATAGTAAAAAACCTGATATATTTAGAGATTTAATTATTGATTTAGTAGGAGATTTACCACGCATAGAATTATTCGCAAGACAAACTGCTGATGGTTGGGATAGTTGGGGAAACGAAATTAATTAATAGGTTCTTGTAAATCCTTGGGGGCTGTTCTTCCTTTAATTCTTGGATATGTTTTTGGTTTATGTGAGTTACAGTATTTGAACTTGTTATACTTAGAAATAATTGTGGAGCAATCTTTTTGAACACAGGTTCTTCCACTACTATAGGAAGTAGAGGGTTTGCTATTAGGATATTGATTTCCTTTTATGTATTCGCTCATAAGTAATAAGTATAGAAGGAGAAAAGATGCCGAAGAGTAATTACTCATATAAAAAAGGTATGAAGAAAAACAAAAGTAATCGTAGAAAAAAAAGATAATGCCAAGACCAAGATGTGGATTAAATGATGTTTCAGGAGAGACTTGTAGGAAACAAAGAAGAACGAACTCTCCATACTGTTCTCAAAAATGTAAGAGCAGAGTTCACTATGTTAAAAACAAATTAAAGAATCAAGAGTTAAAACCAAAGAGACCTCAAGACTCTATGGCTAGAGGTAAATACTATGATGACTTTGTTAAAGAGTTTGGTGAATCGTTAGTAGATAAGATATATACTCATCAACAAGTTGCTGACAAGATGGGGGTTTCAAGAAGTCTTGTTACAAAGATGTACATAGCGTACCTAGAAGATAAAGAAAATTTTGAAGCTAAGAAAACTTGGAAGACACCAGTAGCTGCAAAGAAGTCATTAAAAGATTTTAAAGATTTTAGAGATAGGTACTTTAGAACAGAGACTGGAGATATGTACGAAACAGCAGAGTTTCACGAGAACTGGATTAATCATATTGTTCAAGCTATAGAAGATGGTGGACAACAGATGATTCTCTCACCACCACGACACGGAAAGACTGACCTACTTACTCACTTCGCTGTATGGCAGATTTGTAAAAATCCTAATGTAAGAATTATGTGGGTTGGTGGTAATGAGGACATAGCTAAGAACTCAGTAGGTGCTGTATTAGATACTTTAGAAAATAACGAACAACTCAATGATGACTTTTGTGGTCCAGGAGAAAAGTTCCAACCTAAAGTTAGATCAGGAAAATCTTGGTCATCAGGACAGTTTACTGTAGGAACAAGAACTGTAACTGGTATTAAATCTCCAACAATGGTAGCT